TTTACCAGATTTTGGAGAACGCTGTACAGCTACAGTTGCACCAAATTTAGCTTTTGCTACTGAACCCCCTTTAGCCATTTTGTTAGTCTGAACAATTTTTTCAGGCATTTTTTTCATAGCTTCACCTTTAAGTTTCATTTGCATCCCGTTGTGTTTCATTTCAAGACCCTTCTTTTTCATTTCTAATCCTTCTAGTGTCATTGGATACGGATCTGTAGATTTTGCTTTTCTAATAACAACTGAATTAGTTCCACCTTTTTGCATTTTTTTAGCATTTGGACTTGCCTGTTTTTCTGCCCATTTAGATGTATCTGGTTTATTACTTTCCGTAGGTGGAATATAACCTGATCCTTTTTTTCTAACATACTTCATTGTTTTTTTAGTAGATACAGGTTTTTGTCCCATTGCTTTTTGCATTGCGGCAACAGGACCACCATCTTGATATTTCTTTACAGAGCCTCCTTTTTTAAGCATAGCTCCTGTGGAAGTTCTAGGGTTATTACCATACTTTGGCATACCAACAATTTCTGCTGAACCTCCTTTTGCCATTTTTTTCATTTTTGTGGGACCACCACATTGCATACATTTTGCCATGATATATAAGTTTTAACAGTTCCATTTTCTTAATGAAAGAGCCTTTCTTGTAGGTCTTCCTTTTTCATCCTTCATAGGTCCAGGCATACCTGACATCCTAGCACAGAATGACTTTCTTCTTTTGGCCGGTTTACTATCCGGATCAAGTTTAGACGGCTTAGTAGTTACAGCTGTCTTAAGTTTACTACCAGGATTAGCAGCTCTATAACTTGCTACTCCTTTTGCATTTAATCCTCCTGTAGGATTCTTTCCCTCCTTACGGGTCCAAGCTGGTGTTGATCCACCACTTTTCATTTTAGGCATTTTATCATTTTTCTTATGCCAATCTTTTTCAGCTTTAACTCCTTGCTTAACAGTTTTAGCATTAGCTGTTCTGGTTAAACTGATAGTATCATATGAACCTTTATTTTTATTTGTATGGTTCACCATAATATCACCAACTTTACCTTCACCTCTTTTTGTAGTTTTTTTATATACTACATGCTTTTCATTACCGGTGGTAAGTTTAACCTTAGCTGCCATGACTATTTCTTTTTAGTTTTGACACTACCTCCCTTTTTTCTTTCAGTTATGTTGATTACACGGTTTTGAGTTTTAGCAGCTCTACCTAAAAGTCTATCAGCTTTTTTTTCTCTACCTTCATCAACAGCCTTGTAACCTTTCTTTACAAGTCTATTTTCTTTTTGTGTTAATCTTTTTACTCTATCCATGACACATAAGTTTAGTTATTACACATTTTTAACTCTTCTTCCCATTCCTACTTTAGACTTCTCAGCTTTTTTAGCAGCCAGTTTAGAAGGTGTTAATTCACTTTTTGTTTTAGGTGTATCCTTAGATATTCTCTTGGTTGGCCGGCAGTATTCATTTTTACCACCGGCACCACAAGCTTTTCCTGATTTAGTATCTTGCCATTTCTCTGCTTGCCATCTTTTAAGTTCTGTTCCTTTACTAGTTTTTCTTACATTGCCAGAACCTTTACGGCATTTGGCAATAGCTTGAGAAGCTCTAGCTGAAGGAAACACAGCGTACTGTGCTTTTACTTTTGAATAACACGCATCTTTAGGCATTACTTAACAGATTAAAATATTACTATTTACTTGGCTCAGCTGTTTTAGGAGCTGTGCTTAATCCACCTACGCGGCCTTTTGGAACTTTTTGTACTACTAATGGTGAGTTAAGACCAACCATTACTCCCTTGCTTCCAGGGATTTTTTGTACTTGCAAACTTGGATTTGGGTTATTAATTTTCCCAGTTGTGTATTGTGCCATGATAATTATTTTTTAGAAGTTTTACTAGCTCCACCTGTTTTGTATTTGTAAGGAGCTTTCTTTTCTTTGTAGTAAGTTGTCCCATCACTTTTAGTAACCTTAGTCTGAGTTCTATAACCAGAAGGTGTTCCTTTTCTATTTACAGTAGTTGTAGTACCTTTAGCGTTTTTAGCAGTGCTTGAAGTATTTGTATTTCTTCTGTTAATATCTAAGTCTCTTCTTAATACTTCTTTATCAATATAAGTTCTAGATTCTTTTGGTTCAGTTCTACCAAGACCAAAGTTTTTATTATTAAGTTTTAATTGAGAAGCTCTAACCCTAACATCAGAAGGACTCATAGAAGCCACCTCTTTACTTTTTTTCTGTTTAGTTTTAGTAACCTTGTCTTTTGTTGTTGCCATTTTATTTTATATTTAAGAGTTCCAATACTTCTCGCAAGCAGTATTGAGATCTTTCAAAATATCCTCATTTAAAGGATTCTTCAAGTACTCAATAACATCAGATACATTTCTACCAAGTAAGTTATTTAACTTAGCATGATATAAATAACCATCTGGCTTACTTATAATATACTTAAAAAAACTGGAATCACGTACAATTGATTTAATTTTTAGTGTTTCCATGTCCATATTTGCAGCTTCCATAAATGATTTGGCTGCTCTTTCTTTATTGGTTTCTCCGCCTTCTCCGTTGATATACAAGTCCATGTTTTCATAGATGACATCATTTGGAGTTGAACGTCTATAGCTTGTACTATTTAAATCTACAATTTTTGCAATGTAGAATAATTTAGTACTGTTTTTGTCAAATAATTTCTGAAGTTCAGAAAGTGCTTTGTTACGCAATTTCTTGTATTCAGTTCTTACCATAACAGTTTCTTCTTCTTTGTCTAAGTAAAACTTAGGAGGAACTGCTTTGGATCTTGCATCATCATAGCTTTTAGCTACAATTGAAAATCCACCCGCTTCAATGGCATAAAGCTTAACTCTATCAAAAGGATCTTTTGGATCCAAGTATAAAGGCTCATTACCACAGCTAAGTGTAATCTTATTCCAGAACTCAGTGTTATCTGGTCTAAGTAATTTTACTTTATTCCAGAAATCTACATCTTCAGGGTTAAGGACATTTGCGGCTAATTCTTTTTCTAGTTCAGAAACAGCTTCCCTTACCTGCTTAACTTTAGCTAATCTTTCCTCTTCAGGTAATAGCTTAATCTCCGGTGCATACTCATTAAGACCAGTGATGTATCTTGTCACACCATTGTTCTCTAAACATGCAATTTGTTCAGTATGTGTTACTCCATCAAATAGAGTCATACCATAATCTTCTAAGCCCATGTTAGAAGTTCTACTGTCAAAGAACGGACGTACTGTAATTGCCGTTTTTCTCATTGAGCCTTTACCGGTCTCAACCATTGTGAAATTTTCCATTGTTTTGTTGGTTTTTGTTTATTAATAAAAAGAGAGAGTATCACTGATGACACTCTCTCTAGTTTTTTAAGTGTTAGAATGATCCACCAGTGATTGGGTTTCTCATAACAATTTTCAAGACTTTAGTTGGATCTTTAACCCAAATAGCTGGCATTGTTTGAGACATCATTACACGGTATCCATTGAATTGTCCAGAAGACTGGAATCCTTGAGTACGTCCCATGTAATCCATTGTACCATTTTGATACCACCATTTCAATTGATTATCCCAAGACAATTTCAATAAGTAGATATTGTCATTAGTATTATCAGTGATGTCAAAGATAATGAATGAATAAGAAGATAATGGGAAACCATCAATGATTGGGTTCTCAATATCATTTGTATGAACGTTGTCAAATGCAGGATTCAATACAAATTTCACGTTAGCCAAGAATGGAATAACATAAGAAGTGTAAGCAAATCCAAAGTTCAAGTCCATACCTTTACCAGTGATTGCACCGATATCAGCAGCCTGAATCAAAAGACCAGAAGATACTGCTTCTCTTTTGATAGCTTCATTTACCATACGCATTCCACCCATACCAGTTTGAACTACTAAGCTACGCTTAGGATCTGGACCTTGGAACTCAACTTTACCATTAAAGAAGTTGTAGATTTCTCCACGGAACAAATCCAATGTAAAGTTATTTTTGTTGTATACTCTTTTGAAAGAGTTATCCAATTGTTTCCAAAGACCGACAGATAATCTGATATCATCTGGACCATCTTGTTTAACACGTCCACCATGTCCCCACATCAAGTAAGTCTCAATGTCAGTTGCAATTTTAGACAAGTGAGCAGATTCCAAAGTAGTTAAGAAAGTTCTTGACAAATCTCCATTGTCAAATGCTTTTTTCACTTTGTCTTTACCCATTACTTTAACCATGTCCTCTAGGGATGTGATTGAAGGGTCCAAGTTTGATTTATCAAATGTTCTCCAGATCTCAGTTACAGGAACTGTACCATCTGCATTCATTCCACCTTTAATCATCAAGTCAGCACGAGATGAGATAGAATAGTGTACGTGAGCTTCAGCACCTCCTACAAAGTTGTAGAATTCACGGAAACCAGTTCTTGTTTGGATGTCAGAGAATCTCTCTCCATATTCACCTCTTGCAGAACCTTTACGGAATACTTTAGTACCATTTGCTAAATACTTGTTATCCAAGAATTTATAGTTGTCATTATCAACTAATTGTACTGTATAGATGAAACCGTCACCTACAGGAAGAATATCTTCTGTTGGTACAATGTACATCTCAGCTCCGTTGTATTTGTCATATGTGATCATATCACCATGTCCAAACTCACGTCTGCTTAATTTGATACGGAATGTAGTACCATCTACTCCTTTGAAAGAGTTACTTGGTTCAATATCCTCAATGATGTAAGGAAGATCCAAAGATACTGGAGTCTGCCATTTGTACTCACCACGAGCATTATCAACCATGATTACATTTTTCCCACCAAAACTTGACATTTGGTAAAGAGGCATTTCAACTTTTTGAGCCATAGCCCATAAGTCAACTGGACCTAAATCCATAGGCTCAGAATCTTTCAGCATGTTAACCAAGTGGTATGAATCCACATGGGAACTTGCTTGATACGCGGTATCTCTGAGGAATATACCATTGTTTAAAACTGGAGTTGCCATTATTTATTTGTTTTTGTTTGTTACTAATTAAAAAGTTCTCCTAAACATATTGTTTTGACGAGAGATTGTTCTTTGTGGAGATTTGTTAGCAGATGGTTTTCTGCTTTCATCATCTCCGGTATTTGTTGAAGAACTAGAAAGTTTTCTTGATTCTTCAGTTTTTAGTTGTCTTACTGTTTTTTCTACAACAGCTTTACCACCTACTTCTTTCACTTTTGTTCTGTATCCTTCTGGATCAGACAACAACCATAATGCTTCAGCAATTAGATCATGTCTTGGTTCTACAAATTGATACTTCTCAAGCAAGTGTCCAAGTAAGTTGGTTTGTTTACCAGAAATTGAAGAGTAGTTTGGTTGTACTAATCCTGAGTAAAGTAACCCTTGTACTTTCTTGTCAAGTTTTAATCCTCCCAACTCACCTGTAGCAAGTGTATTATACACATTGTCTTGGTAAGCTTTTGCTTGCTCAGTTTGTTGTTGCTTTTTGTATTCTTGCTCTGCAAGTTTTCTAGCTACAACTTCTTCATGCATTCTATCCAACTTTGGTTTAAATTGTTTTGCTTTTTGTCCAAGCTTATCAATATCTTTCCAGTCATTGATTTCATCTTCAATTTCCTCTGGACTACCAAAGTTAGAAGCATAAAGATACTGACGTGCAATCTCTGCTTGGTGTTGTTCATTTTCAGGATCAAGTTCAAATACTTCTTCAACTTGAGCTAATGTTCTGAACAAACCTTTAAGATCTTGTCCTCCGTCAGCTACATACTTAGCTGCAATCTGAAGCTCTTCTGGCAATGCTTGAAAGAATTCTTTTGGAGTATTCTCTCTGATCTTTGCTTCTCTATCTTCAAAGTTAGCTTCAAAAAGTTCTCTGAAATCTTTTGTGCTGTATTCCTCTAAAGGTTTATCATCATCAAAAGGCACCAAAGTTCCTTCTTCAATCATTTTAGCTGCAAGTTCAGCAAGACCTGATTTGTCAACCTTTGGTCTTCCTTTGTTACCTGCATCTTCTTCTTGAGAGATTAGGCCATCAAGCTCAGCAATTGTTTCTTCAACTTCTGCTTTCTTTTCCGCAGCTTCCTCCCTTTCTTCAGGAGTTGCTTTTGGATTGTCAATGAACGTAGTGTCTACTATGTCTTCTTTAGAAAATAAACTTTTATGTTTCTCTTCTTTCTTTCCGTCTGCAGGTAGCATAATACTATCCGCGCCTGGATTTCCAAAGATCTCATCTAAGTTTACATCTACTTGGTCTACCGTTGTAGAATCCAAAAACTGGGTTTCTCCAGTTTTGTTAATTATGTCATCACTCATTATTGTTGGTTTTTATTACAATATAATATACAAATTAAACTTGAGAAATTTATATTGGGGAAAAAAATATTTTCACATTATATAGCTAAGACTATTTTTTCTCCCCTTTATTTTTTTCTTTCACATCAAATTTGTTTTTGTTTTCTTGTGCAATCTGCAATTGTTTGTTAGCAATTTCCCTTTGAGCAGCTATCTTTTCACGCTCAATTTGGTTCTTCTGAGTATCAATATTCATACGGTTAACCTCTTTTTCTCTTTGAAGATTAGTTTGGTCTTGGTATTCTTCTGATGCTCTGATCTCTTTCATTGCATCCATATAATCTGATTCCTGATTCTTATTGATATCACTCATGGCTCCCATACCAGATGCGCGTATTTCTGCTACCAAAATATCACGCTGTCTGTTTTTCTCTTCCTTAATTGCCTCAGCATCAATTTCCATTTGTTTCTGTTCTTTCTGAGCAGCCAACTGTTGTTCTTGCAGTTGTTGTGCGGACTGTTGTTCTTGTTGTTTAACAGCAGTTTGTTTTTGCTCAGCTTCTTTAAGAACAGAGTTCATTTGTGCAATTGAATCTGACTGTACTAATTTACCTAAGTCATAGATTGATGCTCCGGTAGTATTATTAGTAAGGGCCATTGACTTTAATTGTTCAAGAACAGCGCGGTGATTTGCAGTTGTACTAGCAAAGATATTTAAGTCACGCATTAATAAATCCGTACCATTTATCTCAAAGTTTACTTTTTCATCTGCAGATGTCATGTAAGTTAATCTTGCTGATGGTTTGGTACTGTGATAATACTGTGCTAAGTCTGTACGCATTTGGTGTACCCTAGGCATTAGATAATCACAGTGCTGGATAAAGAATACCTCTGTCTGTGCGTAAGAGGCTGCAGCGGCTTGTTCTACCCCTGTAGCAGTCATCTGTGATAACTGTTGCCCCATCCTTTGCGGATTGACACCAATTACTTCATAAGCTTGTTGCTTAAAGTGACCAGCCAATTGCACCCTAGACATTAATCTTTCTGTCTGAGATAGATCAAGTTTTTGGAAATGGTTAAAGTTTAATGCATTCTCTGTGTTTGTAATACTAGTATCAAGAGGAAGCATTTGGAAATTCTTCATTGCCACATATGCTTTAGATAAGTTCCCTTTCCCCCAGTCTTCACCCAATGAGTGTCTAGGTAAAGAGTTTTGGTCAAGCATAATTACTGTACCTAACTCATCTACTAGTATATCTGCTATCTGGTTATTGACAATATTAAAACCAATCTGGTATGGTTTCATTAAGTCTAACAAGGCCGTTGATTTTGTATTTCTATCTGAGAATACTGCACCTTCTACGGGAAGCTTACACCCATACAGATTGTTGTCTCCCTTGAACTGAAATTTTAATGGTCCAATATGGTTTCTTTCAATGCCTATGTAGATAGGTGAGAAACCTCCAGGATTATTCATACCCCAGAAGGAAGGAATATTTGGTCCAATTTTTACACCACCCCACACTTCATTAATCCAGATCCAATCAATATGTTCTCCAAAGACAAGTGTATCTTTAGTTTTGTTTTTGAAAAGTCTAGTATCATAGATAGGCTTATCTGTTACTTTGTATGCTTCAGTAATTATTTCTGTAAATACTTCACCATTCTCATTGATTTTGGTTAAGTGCCCTACTTTACGCTGAGACTTCCAATAAGCAGTTGTACAACGTAACAAGTATGCTGTACCTTGGTCAAAGTAATCTTCTCCCTCAGAAAGTATCTGATTGATAATATCTCCTCCATCATATACTGATCCAGCCATCATTGTAGTGTACTGTCTGTATGCAAGTGAAGGCATGTTTACGTTCCAGTCATGGTTCTTAGTAGCATCATAGTATGTACCATCATTTTGATATCCTCCGGTAATGTAACCTCCTGACCTGATAGGGTAGACTGCTTCACAAGCTTCCATCTGCTCTTGGGTCATTAAGTAACCGTACTTATCAATAACATCTGATACAGTGTACATATCAATTTTACCTACCCAGTTGCCTTGAGAAATGTATCTAGCATCCGGTGATTTGTGATAGAATGTCAATGGTGGATTCCATAGCTCTACTTCATAATCATCCTCCATCATTCTGAAATGCCAGAACTCTCTATCAGTAATAAGCATATCTCTGAATCCTCTTTCCTCAAGTTCATCCATGCGGAATCTTTCTACATCAACTTGGTGTTGGTGAGAAGCCCATTGCTCTATCATACCTCTGTAATCCTTTTTGAAGAATTGCTCAATCTCTGGTAATGACTTTATAGTATCTGGTTGTAATTGTTTGTTTGCCTCTTCAGAATTTGGATCTAGTCCTTGTTCTATTAAGGCCGCCATAATTTTAGTTTGAGCATCTGCCATCAAAGTATCTTCTACCATCTTGCGCTTCTGCTCCATCATTTCATTATAGGAGAAATCATCTACTGCGCGGTATGTTAATTTAGTTGATCTTTTAGCAAATTCAGCTACTAGAACATTAATAACATTTGGAATAATAGGATAGAACTTAAGCTCTAATGCTGAAGCATCTTCTTTAGTCAAGATCTCTACAATGTCTCTGTATTCATTATCCTCTTCAATAAGATAATCTGTCTTGTCAATAATACCTTTTGCAAGTTTATAGTTCTTCATTAACCTGCGGGCATTTCTGCGGACCTGTTTAAGTCCATTCCACTCTAGCCAGTCAAGGTTCCATGCTGCCCATTCTTCATCTTTATCAACATTAGACAAAAATTGCAAAGGCTGAGTAATACTACCCATCCTATTATGTTGAGTCTTGGCCCCTTTCTTTAACTGTAATGCGTTATATATTTGCATAGTTCTTATTTAAAGTGTTTAAAAGGTGAGCGTTTGATACTATCACTTCCTTTATAAACTGATTTACCCATATGACGGAATGGGCTATTATTTAATTTAAACAAATTTTCGGACTTTTGCAAGTTTTTAGCTGCATCATCCATAATAACTCTCTTAGTATATCCTCTATTTGATTGCTGTATTCTCATGAATCCAACTAATGCTGCAAAAGAAACTAGTCTATCCACGTTGACACCATCAGAATATGCGCGCATTTCTTTGAGTAACATGATGTCTGGAATTCTTTCTATACCATATTTAGTCCTAACAATAGTACCATCAGGTTTAGTTTCATGATCTATTTCTTCTTTAGTATATTCTATGGCATAACTTAGTAAGTGAGCTTTAAATAATGTACCTGTATTTTTCCAACCATACTCCTGGAATACATTGGCATTGGCGCCAAGATCTTTCAAGAACATGATTTGGCTTTTAGGGACAAGATATCTTTGCTTTCTTCTGCCTATCATGTACTGGATAAAAAGAGAAATGTTATTCTCAATTAGGGCCCAGGCATTGTACCACTCTATGATAAGTTCAAGTCTCTGGTGAGTTTTATTAATATCATCATATCTTCCGCACCATGCAGCCACAATCTTACCTGGCTCTATGTATGTTTCAGTTTCAACACCGGTTACTTTAGTAACTTCTATTGGTGCTTTCATTACATAGATGGAACATAGAGATTCTGATGTGGTAGTTTTTCCTTCCCCTACGGGGTCAATAGAAGCATAGTACATTCCAAATGTAGGATCTGCTACCGGTCTTTCCCATACAACCAAACATCCAATTTTATCTTCTGTCTTTTTATCTACAGGAAAATCTTTAATTGGACCTTTATTACTTAGTGTAACTTTTGGTTTACCGTTTTCATCAGTAGTTATGTCAAGATGCTCATATGCATATTCCTTATCTTCTATTCTTCTTTCCTGAGCGGTAATAAGATGAGTTGGGAATACAGACACTGTTCTGTGTGCAAAAGCTTCTTCAATATTTCTAGGGTGCTGAGAAATCCTTAACTGGTAAGTCTCCGGATCCAGTTCTTTTTTCCATTTCTCAAACTGTTCATCTAAAGCTTTTAATGCTTCAACAACCTGTGAATTTCCATACTTATCAATGTATGGTGGCATAGACCATTGTTCAGGAATAAATAAACCTGACATACCAACTGTACCTTTATTATCTATAAGATTTGTTTCTACAGCATAGATATCATTATCTGTTGGAGATATGATCATTTTTCTTAATGGCTCACATTGTGACAAGTCACCCACTGATCCCGCAGCAATAAACATCCCGGTAGTAATCAAACCAGATCTCATGGCCGGACGCATGTACTCATATGTCTGATTCATCTTAGGAGCAATACCAGCCTCCTCATGAAAGAAGTATTTTACCGGTCCCCCTACACCATTTGTTGGATCCTTTTCAAAAGACATACCTTGTATAGTACCTTTGAGACCAACTTCATTCTTTCTATCTCCTTTTCTTACCTCAATCTTTTGCTGCCACATCATAACCTTGTTAGGATTCATTGGACGGTACCAGGCTGTATGCTCATTTAAGAATGCAGCATACTCTTCTAGAAATTTCCAAGAACCTTTTTCATTGATGTAATCTTTAAGACTGGCGCCTATCTTAAGTGTAACCCCTGCTTCAAACCACTGCTGACAAATCAACTTGGCCATATGGTAATATGATGATGCAATCTGACGTTTCTTTAGAACAGCAACATGTTTATAATTAAGTTCTGCAAGTATCTCATATAGAGCCATATGATACTGGGCATCTCTAATATCAGCAAAACCAAATTGTTGAATCTCTTTATTAAAGATAGGCAGGAAGTTTAACCACATGTAATACTCGCGCGCAAGATACCAGATCTTGGCACCATTCTTAATAATTATACCTTTTCTGCATTTGGCTTTTTGATCATCCCAGTACTCTATGAAATCCCTTGACTTAAAGGGAGACATAGTATAAACTCCTTGAAGTTTAAATCTTCTTGACTCAATTGTAAACAAATCAGCACTTACATCATCAAACTCATACTCACCTGGTTCTTTAAAAATAGAAAGTAGGTAAGCAGCAAAGTCTTCTCTGCTATCAAAAGATACGGTAGTCCAAGTACCATTATCCCATGTGGGTATATCTTGATAAATTTCACTCATTATGAATCATATGCTAAACCTTGGCCTCCGCGCACTTTGCTAGATTGTTCCTCTTGTAAGTCTTTGTATACTCCTTTAAATGAGGCTCTTATCTGGTCAAAATTCTTCGCGGCTGCAACAAGAGAATTAATATTCCCATCTCTACCGGCAGTAATACTTGTTGTTTCCATATACTTGGCTAATCTATCAAGCATAGAAGACATTCCTTTATATGCTCTTGATGTTGGAGTTTCATACATTCTCTCACAAAATATGAGTGCTGTATGAACTGTGTCATCTTCAGTAGAAAACTCTCCTTCTATCTCGCGCATGATCAGTGATTCTTTTTCTATTTCTGGTGTATGAAAGAAAGGATTCATATCTGGATTAGGACATGTCATATAGAACAAGTACTGATAGATCTTAAGATGATCATCTGGATATTCATCCATAACATCTTTAAGTGCTTTCAAAGTATAACAGTGTTCTGTTGGAATTACTGTTCTGTTCTGTACATCAAATAGTTTTATCAGCATTAGTGTTTAGATTTAATTTTATGTTTGTTATCCGAAAGATAATGAATAATTGCTAATACTTCATCAACCAAATAAGGTATTGCCATAGGAATTACTTCTTT